AGATCCAGAACTAAATTTTTTGTTTATTGGTGTTCCAGTTGTAGTAACATTTTGGAATGACCCAGCTCCTGCGGCACCAGATGCATAATAAAATCCTGGGTTTTTAATAGATCCAGAAGCTTGATCACCGCCACTCCAATTGAAAATATCATAAGTAGCAACAGAAGGATTTGTAATAGCAGCTTTTGATAAAACGTGAGTGTGACTATATGCAATACCACCAGGAGGTAAAAAGTTGCTTATTTTTCCAGTTCCTGCACTATATGAAGGAAGATATCTATCACCAGAAACTTTTCCAGCATAATTTGTATCTAATGGTGCTTCTGAATGAAATAGATAGTGAGAGTGCTGTGGAGCACCCGCTAATTTTTTCTCCTGCAATCTGGTTCTAATTGTTTGAGAACCAATAATAACCGCTTCAATTGTATCTACAACATTTTCATATCCGATTGTTGTAATACTTCCAAGCGCAAATTGTCCAGATTGAGAAGATTTATCAAGATACCATTTACCATTGATTGTATTAAGACCAACTCCAAGATCTGAGTTCCCAACGTTTGCTGAGTTTGATCCATATACTGGTCCATTTCCAACAACACGTTTTGCTTTTAAATCTAAAACTTTAAAAGTTCCCATGTCATCTGGCCAATAATCCCATACATTACTCTTTGTAATTGCTTGAATTTGACCGTTTTGCCCATTAATTCTTATTTTAAACGTTGCTCCAGATCCAGGAGATCCACTTATTGTAACTGTTGGAGGACTTGATGGATTATAACCTTTTCCTGGGTTTAAAACATTAATACCCTGTACAACACCACCAGTAATAACTAATGCAGCAGTTGCCTGAACAGGTGTTATGCCAGCAAATACCTGAGCAGATCCAGATGGTGGAGCAGAAATATTAACAGTATAAGAGCTACCAGTATATCCAGAACCACCAGTTAAGACATCAAGACCATCACTTGCTACACCGCCGTAATCATTTCCAATAACTTCAAATAAAGCAGGATAATCTTTAATTAGATATTCACCACCATCGCAATACAAATATCCTTCATATTGATATTCTGGATTATTTTGTGGGGCACCACTTCCAGAAATATTAGTATATGCTGTAGTACCACTAGCTGGAACTAAAGCTGGAACAAAACTATGGTCAAAAGAACCTGTTGTTGATTTCAATACCTGAACAATACTTCCTATGCTCATAAGGTCTGGTCCCTTATCAACATAGAAAAATTTTCTTTTATTTCTATAAACTGGATTGATATCTGGCATGGTCAATATTTAATTAAATATTCCAAGATAATATAAGGACTAGTTACAGAATCTAATGATGCAACTTGATCTGTTTTTAGTGTTAATGTTGTTTTTAAATTATCTGGAGATAACAAATAAGCATTAGTTTTTACTTTATATGTATGCTCAAATTTCTCCAGAAGAATTTTGTGAGAATGGACTGTTGGATCACCTGTATTTTGTACTAATTCTTGAACTTCAGTAGCAACATTATTTACTTGAGGATAAACTTGTATGGGTCTACTTGCAGTGTTAGCATTTATTGGGACAACATCAGAAAGAGAAACACCGTTATAATCAACTGGAACTCCAGAACCACCAGTTACATAAGTTGCTGGTGCAGATGCGCCAGATGCCTCATCGATATCGCCAGAAGGGCCAGCGCCGCAGAGGGGAATAAAGCTTTTATATTCTGGTTTTGCAGCAAAAGTAATGTTTTTTAAATTAAAACCAGTATTACTCGTTAATAAACAATAATATCTAAAGGCATTTAATCCACCTGAACCAGATAAGTTATAACACAAATTAAAATAAACAACTTCAGATCCAGGGAAGGGAGTTTGGACGGGCGGAGCAATCCCTCCAGCCAGAGCACCAGATGCAATTGCCCAACATGGAGGTTGGTTAGTTCCTGGTCCGTTGCTACCGTATTTAGTATTATCTAACCAAGATGAAATTGGAACAGTAGAAGCAACATTTCTAGCTCCTTGACCTTGAGGTTGTGCTTCTGCTGTTTCATTAGTTGTTTTAATTCTCAATCTATTTGTTGAAGAAAAGTGCATGTGAGAATGTAAAGCCAATGAATCAACAGCTTCAACATCTGTGTATCCACTATCATTTGTCCCTTTTTTATAAGATGGTTTTCCTTTTATAGCAATTTCTTGACTTGGAATAATAAAGTTTCCAGTGTAAGTTACAGGGATAACTGTTGAATTACCAGTCGTTGTTCCTGCAGTTGCACTTGCTTCAATACCCATGCCAGAACGTCTTTTTTCAACACCAGCTTGATTTCTTGTTAATATATTTAAATAACTTCCAGCAGAAGCACCTGTGGTTGGTTTCGGATATTTTGAACCAAAATCTGGTAAAATAAATTCATCTGAAGCTACGTCGTCTATTGGTTCTCCCTCAATATCAAATCGAATAAAAGTACTAGAAGGTCCTACACCAAGTATTTCAGCAAGTGCTGGATAGTCTAATGCTTTCAAAATTGATCCATCACATTTTAAATATCCAGCTGGAAGAGTTTTTATATTTTCTTCTGATGTTGGATCTAAACTGCTATATTCAACTGGCCAAACAATAATAGTTCCTGTTCCAGATCCATACTTTGCTCGTTCTTTAGAATAGTGCGTTGCCATTAGTATGCTTTAATAATAAACGTTGTTACTAGTGCTGGCATTGCTACATCAGCAATAATATTTAGTGCGTCATTGATACTTTCTGGAGAAACGTCCCCAAGACTTACAGTATTAACTGGATGTGTTGCTGGCGGTGATAACGAACCTACTCCCATTTGAATTTCAAAACTACCATGATTGTGCCCCAGGAAAGACTGACTATTTGGATCTAATTGATCGGTTGTATTATTTAAAGTAGTTGGATATGTTCCATGTAAGAAATAAATTGTTTGATTAGTCAGAGCTACTAAATTATTTGAAGGTTGTGATAATTCAAGTGTATAGACGTAATTACTAGTACTCGATCCAGTTCTAGAAATTGAAAGAATTTGTGTTCCTGGTGTAAGTCCTGTAGTTTGAGTAGAAGAAGTATAGACCCACATAAAAGGAACAATGCTAGTTAAATTATATTCACTACCAATATTTGTTCCAGCAGGGAGAGATATTGAAGTGGCGTTAATACCAATATTAACATTAGAAACAGAAAAAGCAGCTGCGGTATCTGGATTATAATTTAATATTGGACCAAAATGATTCCTTCTATTTGCAATTGTAATTGGTTTCGGAAATACACCAGTCCAAGCTGGTTGCTGGTGAGTTTTATTTGGAGTAGTTACAGTGAAATTTGAGGTATATCCACTTCCAGCAAACAGATATGATAGGTTAGCAGCGTTTAGTTGACCTGATGGATTTATTCCAGGCGGTGGCCAACTGTCTGCAGGAATATTCTGCCAATAACTAGATCCTGTAAAATTATAAAATCTGTCAGTTGTAGGAAGAGTAAATTCATGAGTTTCATCTCCATAGTAAGTAGCTTGAGCTCTACCATTTTGCCATATAGGTGCAGTGGTATTATTTGAAGATTGGCATTCTGAATATCCAAAGGTTCCGCAACTTCCAGTTACACCACCCCCAGTAGTAATTGCTGATGGTTCAAATAACATTGGACCAGAGAATTGAGGATTTGCCTTTGAATATGTACCAGGATGAGAATGTCCAGGAGTGTGATTTATACTCAATTTTCTATTAACTGTATAAACAGTTGCGTTGAAGTCTGGATTACCAATAGTAATTTTAGTCATTTTACCTTGCATTACTAAAGCTGGATTGACCGTAAAATCAATATCAGTATTGGCAGAAATAGTTGTTTGAATTGGATTTGTTAATCCAAATCCTGCCACTAAAGGAACTGTTTGTTCAGATATTAATTTATTATACGCATCAATTTGTCCATATTGATAAGCAGTTTGTGATAGGTATTCTGGTTCTAAGTCTATTGGCATCTTCAAAGTCATATTTGGAACTCTAAATTGACCTTCTTCATAATCTGGAAAAATTCCAGTAAAGGTAGTTCCACCATACGTAGTTCCAAGATGAGACGCCAATAAAGGATATCTATTAGCATTATATAAACGACCATCACACAAAATCCACCCCTTCGGAACATTGGAGAGAGCAAATCCTTCGTTACCATCTCCTCCCCATGGTATAATAGTGCCAATTTTGGCAACTTTCATGAATTTTACTATGCCGTATCTTACTGCCATAGATCAGAGCTCCACTAACCACCAACCGCGTAAATCAGTTGGAATTTCAGATGCATTTGGATCACCAACAGCGTCAGATGCGCCAACATAAACTACACCGAAAGAAGCATTTCTTGTTTGAACAATCAATTCTCCACTATCCCAAGCAACAGCTAACGGAGCAGAAGATCCAACATTTGCTTTAGTTCCTATATTATCTCCTTGGATTTTAGTTGCTTCTGATCCATTCTTCAAAGCACGAAGAATTAGACTTGCTCTGTATGATAGATTACCACTAATATCAATAAATCTAATCATATCTCCAGTTTGAACTCCAGTTGATGGTAAGTAAACAATCATGTTTCCACTTGATGGAGTATTGATTAGATAATTACCATTTGGTGCAAGTGGATTTGCTTGGACTTGTCCAAAACCAGTCGATGATTGAGCCAAATATGTCCAACGGCGACCACCATTTCTATTGAAGTAACGTTGAATACCAAATGCATCAACAGATCCATCTTGATATATCTTAAAGTCTCTTGGACCAGTCGTATTAGTACCAGCGGATCCTAAATTGTCTATATGGAATATCTCAACAGATGAAGATTCTATTGAATTAACTTTACCTTTAATGTAAAGTTTTTCTCCCATATCAACATTACCAGTTGCCTTATAAACTTGGAATTTCAGATCATTATTACATACTCCATTTTCCTGACATTGTTGCTCAAATACTCGTAGATTTCCAAAGACATCTGCTCTACCATTAATGAACAATCCACCTTTACCAGTTACTGGGTCAATAATTGCTCCATCTCCTGGGTGACCATCATCATTAGCAACGCTAAAGATAAGAGTTTTCCCATCAGTTCCATACATTCTAAGATTACCACTGAGAATATTAATATCATCGTGGGTTGTGAGTTTTCCTCCACCAAAATATCTTTGAATGTTTGCTTCTGGTTGAGTAGCAGTAAGAGAAAGTCGGATAGATTTTGGCATTTTAACGCCAAACGATGCATCAACTGCACCAGTAATGCTATCGGGTAATAGGAATTCATTCGCTGTTCCAGTAGTGATTCTAATAACTTGCTCATAGTCAAGTTTTTGAGCAACCAGATCACCATTAACAAGTTTCAGAACAATTCTATTGGTATTTGTATTTGGTGATGGAGCAGCAGTTCTACCAGTAGCAGGTATTGCTTCTAGTAATTTTGTTGTTCTGCTATCCTTGATAAGTTTGACAACAACTGCACCAACAGTAAACGATTGTGCGGTTGTTCCTTCTGCTCCACGACCACCATTTGGATATGTACTAGCTGGATAAGTTACATTGTATATAACTGGCAGAGTTGGTTCATTTGTTCCAGAAGCAATAAATGGAGTTGCTGTTACCAAACAAATTTCAAACTTAGATGTGCCATCAATAATAGCAACTAGATCTCCAGCTGAGAAACCAGATATACTATTAACAATAATACCATTAAGTGATCCAGCAGATAATGTGCTCCCAAGAGCTGTTAATGGACCATTTGCTTGAATAGTTTGAGGAGCTCTCGTATATACACTAACAGTAGAAGTTGTAGTATTGTGTGCTACTGGAGTTTGACCATACAATCCTTGTAATGCCCAAACCCAACCCCAAGGATTACCAATTTCAGTATTACCATTACAGGTATTAATTTGATATGTATTGAAAGTTCTATTGGTAATAGTTAGTTTAGAATCATCAGAAATATCAGCATCAGGGTTAAAGATATCATTAACAATAGGAGTTGTTCCACATCCACCCGAGAGTGTCAAGCTTCCATATAGTGTTGTAACTGAGGTTTGAACTGTTGGATCGCCCATTAAGACACCACCAGTTACACTGTCAACTTCAAATACAACTTTTTCGTTAGCAGTATCACATCCATTTACAATTCTTAGTTTCTTCGCTACTTGAGAGAGTAGAGAAGCAACTTTAAATACTTCACCAGTAACACAAGTACCGCTAGTATCAGCAGTTGTTGCTTCTGTTAGAGATCCCGTGGCAGTATATGTAAATGTAGTTGTTGAAGTTACAGTTACAGCAACCTGAGATACATTGTAAGAAGAACTCATTCCACTTACTGTAACTAGATTGCCAGTAGCAAATCCATGTAATCCATTGGTAGTAATGGTTCTTGTGGTTCCACTGCTAGATCTTGACGCCGTTGTAACTATACTTCTATCAACAATAATGTAGTCATTAGTTGTAAGCTGACCACCAAATGCTGACAGGTAAAGGTTATCTGATGTTCCAGATCCATCAACACTCTGTTCGATCCAAGTGGCATCAAATCCGACATTTGCTTTCCAAACATTAGTAGTATCTGGATGATTTGTTTTTAGTCCAGTAAATCTACCAAGTGGTTGACGCTTAACTTTCAAGTAATAAGGAGCACTGCTAGCACCAGTTAATCCATCTTGAGTAATTCGGCAGATTTCTGGATGTGTTGAACCAGATGCTGGACTATCAATAATAATGTAATCTCCTGCCTGGAAGTATGGAGTTGGAGCATACTTCATTGGTAGATAATACTCATCCTCTACTGTAATTGCTGGTAATGTTGCTCCTTCAGGACCAGCACCAGGAATTGCTGCTTGGAAATTAGAAGGCCCAGAATTTCCACCCCATACACCAGCACCAGCGGTGTCAATTCTGTTAAAACCAGCTGCCAATTCTGCAGTGGTTGGAACATTTTGATTGACAGCAGATATTACATAAACATTGATGAGATCAACATTTGGATTGAAAGTATTCAATCCTAGAATTCCAGAACTATGTGCAAATACTCCAGATCCTAACTGTCCTCTATTACCAGTAAATGCGAATGCAGAAAGTCCTCCACACAGAGTAAGATTAGAATTAAATCTACTATTAGCATCAACTAAGAAATTATTTCTAATCTTTGTTTGACCACCTTGACCACCAATGTTAATTTCAGAAGCGTTCGTAGCAAAGTCTAATGTTTGTGTGTTTCCAGTAAAGAATAGAACAACACCAGCTTCTGTACCAACGGTAACTACTTGATCTGGGTTAAGTCTATTACCACCTGGAAGTTTATTCGCACCAAATAATACCTCACCAGCAAAGTTTACTCTCTTGTTTCCGAATGTGACAAACGAATTAGAAGTATTTGCTTGATAAGCACCACCAATCGAGATTTTTGAAATCTTATCAGCATCATCAGAAATATCACCGATAAGAATATTGGAGTGATCTGAATTATTACCGATGAAGATAAACTGATCATCAGTATATACGTCACCTATTTCAATATAGGCAAGATTATTACCAAGTCTAAGTCCCTT